CTTCTGCGTCCGCAAACTATTGCGCCGATGATGCTCTGACACTTGCCATGCCGCAACTGTGGAACGATAGCGTTCTTCAAAACGTGTCGGTAATGTCCAACAACGGGTCAACAGACGGCGGCCCAATCGTAGTTCAGTACACGCAGGGGTAAGTCGTGAGCGGGCGCGGCAGACCGCCGTTTAACTCGACGCTGCTATACAAGCAGCCGAGCCTTGCGCTGCGGCAGGTCATTCAGTACGCCGACCCAGACCCGACTGAGGCGACGGTACAGGGTGAATGGTTTTGGGGCGCGACTGGCACACAGACCCTAATCCCAAGCCTATACACCAACACCAACGCCTTTTACTCGGCCACGGTCACCCCTGGTGCGGTCACACTAGCCCCGGCTCGGTACGACAACACCAACCAGTTCTATAGCCCGACGGTCACCAGCACTAACACGCTGGTTGCGGCTAGGTACGACAATACCAACCAGTTTTACAGTCCTGTCGTCACGCAGGCTGGTGGCACACAGTTTCTACTGCCTGGACTGTTTGTTAACAGCAATCAGTTTTTCCAAGCAACTGTTAGTCAACTGGTTGAGGGTGGGGGCGGCTCAGGTAAAAAGTCTAAGTCTAAAGGATGGGCAAACGAACGCCGCACCCTTGAGTTGTCACTTGAGCAGCGCCAAGCTCAGGAGATGCTTGCCCGGTCTGACGATAAGACAGTCAAAAAGATTGTCAAACGAATCCAAAAGTTTGCAGACATTGGTGTTGATGACGAGATTGCAGAATTTGCGGCGCTGCAAAAAGAGTTTGCAAAACTTGAATCCAAGTTTGTAGATCAACAGTTTTCGGCAGACCTGCGTGAAGCTGCTCAGGTTTTGCAAGAGTTCGTTCAGGATGAGCAAGACGCAATTGATCTGCTTATCCTGGCGCAAGACTTTGACGCGAGATGCGTCATTGAGGCGACCGTCCGGCCTTTTACTGTGACGAGTTTGATGGGGTAGTAAATGAGTGAAGTAACTGAAGTCGAAGAAGTCATTGTCGATGAGCAGCCGGAGCAGGAACCTGAACAGGAACTTGAGCAGCCGGAGCAAGAACAGTCCGAGGAATCTGAGGAATCAGACGAGCCTGAGGTTGTTGTCTCGATTGGTGAAGAACCACCGCCACCCGAGGAGCCAAGAGCGCCTGACTGGGTTCGAGAGTTGCGAAAGTCGCATCGGGAACTCCAACGCAAGAACAAAGAACTTGAGGCCAAGTTGTCCTCTCAGTCAGTCGTCCCTGCGTCAGTTCCGACACTGGGTAAGAAGCCGACTCTTGAGGATCACGATTACGACGCCGAGAAGTTCGAGTCCTCTTTGGCCGACTGGTATGAGCGCAAGCGTAAAGTCGATGAAGTTGCAGCCCAGGCCAGAGTCGCTGAGGAAGAACAGAAAAAGTCGTGGCAGTCCAAACTTGACGCCTACGGCAAAGCAAGATCAGAACTGAAGGTGCGTGATTTTGAGGATGCTGAAGATGTAACCCAGCAGGCACTTGATGTCACGCAGCAGGGAATTGTTCTCCAAGGTGCCGAAAACCCGGCGCTGCTGGTGTACGCCCTTGGCAAGAATCCTAAGAAAGCAGCGGAACTTGGGGCTATCAAAGACCCCGTGAAGTTTGCGTTTGCGGTGGCAAAACTGGAGAAAGACTTGAAAGTTACACAGCGTAAATCAGCGCCTCCTCCGGAGCGGGTTGTGCAGGGCAACGCAGGAACCTCTGGAAGCGTTGACTCGTCTTTGGACAAACTCCGGGCAGAAGCCGAGCGCACGGGTGACTACACCAAAGTCATGCGGTACAAGGCTCAAATGCGAGCCAAGGGTAAGTAGTTGCGTTGAGCCGAATGTGCGTGGTACATTCGGCTCATCTGGGGTATCGCCAGCCCAAAATCGGCAGTGAACCAAATGCAAGCGGCCGGCCGGCTTTGATTGGCTGAGTAATGACGAGCGGTACACACCGCGCAAAATCACTCATCTTTTCAGGAGCCAATCATGGCAAACGCATTTTCCAAAGAAGAGCGCGTAGCGTTCGAAAACATCCTTGAGGGCTTCCAAGACGCCCTGGTTCTGTCGCGCAACGTTTCGGTGTTCAACACTGACTCCACGATGATGGAGCGTGCCCGCGACACCATCTGGCGTCCGATGCCCTACATCGCCCAGTCGTTCACCTCGACTGTTGGCTCATCCATTTCGTCAAACTACGACGACATGACCCAGTTGTCCGTTCCCGCGACTCTGGGTTTCAGCAAGACCTCGGCTTGGAAACTCAACGCCAAGGAACTGCGTGACGCTCTGCAAGAAGGTCGCTTGGGTCAGGCTGCTCGCCAAAAGCTGGCCTCTGACATCAACGTCGCCGTGATGAACGTTGCCGCCAACCAAGGTACTCTTGTGGTTGCTGTGGCCGGTGCCGCTGGTGACTACGACGATGTGGCCCAAGCTGACGCGATCATGAACGAGCAAGGTATTGCGATGGAAGATCGCTACCTCGCCCTGTCGAGCCGCGACTACAACGGTCTGGCTGCTAACCTTGCCGTCGCTACCCGTTCGTTTGGCAACACCAAGTCAGACAAAGCCTACGAGCGTAACTACGTTGGTATGGTTGCTGGCTTCGAGACGTACAAACTCGACTACGGCAATCGCATCACGGCGCAGGCTACCGCTGTCACCATCGCCACCAACGGCGCTCAAGTTCGGTATGTTCCCCAAGCGACTTCTTCGTCGGTTGGTGGTCAGATCAACGTTGACAACCGTTACCAGACCGTCACCGTGTCTACCACGACTGGCGTGAACGCTGGCGATTGCTTCCAGATCGCAGGCATCGAAGCTGTGCATCACATCACCAAGGCTTCGACTGGTCAACTGAAAACCTTCCGTGTGATCAGCATCGACTCCGGCACCACCATGACCATCAGCCCCCCGATGATTGGTGCCAACTCCACCCCGACCGACGCTGAACTTCAGTACAAGAACATCAACGTGGCTAGCACCTCCGCTACTGCGTCGATCAACTGGCTGAACGACAACGCCACCAGCATCAACCCGTTCTGGCACAAAGACTCTATCGAGTTGCTGCCCGGTCGGTACTCGGTGCCCGGTGACGCCGGTGTGGCCGTGATGCGTGCTTCGAGGATCAGGGTATCGAACTGGTGATGCAGAAGTTCTACGACATCGACACGATGACGACCAAGTATCGCCTTGACACTCTGTTCGGCGTTACGATGTCGAACCCTGAGATGGCGGGTGTTCTGCTGTTCAACCAGTAAGTTGACTGAGCAGTAGAGACGGGCGGTGGTGACTGTGCCGCCGCCCGTTTTTTACATCTGGAGAGCGTTATGCCTCTGAAAAAAGGCTACAGCAAGAAAACCATTTCGCAGAACATCTCTGCTGAAATGAAGCGCGGAAAGCCCCAGAAGCAAGCGGTGGCGATTGCGCTGAACACAGCCCGCACCGCAGCAACCAAAGCTGGTCTGCCTAGCAAAGCGCCAAGGAAACGATGAAACCCGGTCTGTACGCCAACATCAACGCGAAGCGCAAGCGCATCGAGGCTGGAAGCAAGGAGCGTATGCGTAAGCCTGGGAGCAAGGGTGCCCCGACTGACGCAGCATTCAAAGCATCGGCCAAAACTGCAAAGAAGAAGTGATGGATCAGACTATTCTTGTCCCCAAGTATCGCAAGCACCGCAAGCCTGTAAAGGTTCGCAAGCCATCGCGCCCCCTCGATGGGATTAACCATCGACTCCTGCGTGAACAGGCTGCGGCTGGCGTGGTGCCTGATGACAACGCACCTCCGACTCGGGACGAGATGGTTGCTCAGGCTACGTTACTTGGGATTCAAGTGGACAAGCGGTGGAGTGATAAAACGTTGCTGGCGAAGATTGATGCCGCGATGGAGAAATCATGAGTTACACCAAGCGTCAGTTTGTTGAAGCGGCATTCGAGGAGATCGGACTGGCCGCATACACGTTTGATCTGTCCCCTCAGCAGATCGAGGCTGCAATGCGCCGCCTTGACACAATGATGGCTGAGTGGAACGCCAAGGGAATCCGGTTGTCCTATCCGCTTCCCGGTAGCCCGCAGGACAGTGACCTCGATGCTGAGACGACTGTGCCTGATAGCGCCAATGATGCAATCATCACGAACCTTGGGATTCGCATTGCGCCTTCCTACGGCAAGCAAGTGATGGCTGAAACCAAGGTCGCTGCGAAGATGGCCTACAACACACTGCTGTCGCGTGCGACAATGCCGCTTGAGCAGCAGTTGCCGGGTACGATGCCATCTGGTGCTGGTAACAAGCCTTGGCGCAACTACGATGATCCTTTCTTGCAGAGGCCCGTTGATCTGGTTGATTCAGGGCCAGACGGCGTACTCGAATACAACTAAGAGGGCTGACATGCCGACCATCAATCAACTGCCGACCGTATCGACCGTCTCATCGGGCGATCAACTGCCGGTCTATACGCCTAGCAACGGTGATGCTCGTAAACTGAGCATTGGATCGCTGCTGTCGTTCTTCCAATCCTCGTTTGCCTCGCCTACGATGTCGGTGCAGTACGCGACACCGGGTACGGGCTTCAATGTCACTGTGGCGACTAACAGCACGCAGGCGTGGCTGCTCATTCAGCCTGCTGGTACGCTGGCAAGCGGCACTGTGACGCTGCCTCTGAACACCAGTGTTGCTGATGGTCAAGAGATCCTGGTGACCACGACGCAGCAGATCACATCGTTTACGCTGGGCCTGAACGGCGCTGCGGCTGCGTTTGGTGACCCGACGACGCTGGCCGCTGAGGACTTTTTCCGTATGCGGTATTACGGCCCGACTAACTCCTGGTATCGCATCGCCTGATCGGAGATCGACATGTCATTTATCAATCAATTCCGTCCGCGCTACGGCAGCAACCAAGTTCTCAGCCCTGCTATTTCGTCAGCCAGTGTCACTATCGCCAAGGACGACACTGCTGTGCGTTTGGTGAACAGCGGCGCAAATCTTTGTTATGTGCGAATTGGGAGTGCTGCTGCGTCTGCAAGTAGCACGGATCTGCCGATTCCCGCAGGTACTCAAATCATCGTTCGCAAGAGCGTGGACGACACGGTTCTGTCGCATATCAGCGCAGCAGGCACAACCCTGCATGTGCAGACCGGTAGGGACGGCATCTGAGATGACTAAAACCCCTGCGTGGCAGCGCAAGGCTGGACAAGATCCTAAAGGTGGCTTGAATGCTGCTGGAAGGGCGTCTGCCAAGAAGCAGGGGATGAACCTAAAGCCTCCGGCACCCGATCCCAAGACGGAGAAGGACAAGGGGCGTAAGGCGTCATTTTGTGCCAGAATGACAGGTTTAAAGAAGAAGCTGACGAGTGAGAAAACCGCCAAAGATCCGAACAGTCGGATCAATAAGGCGTTGAAAGCCTGGAAGTGCTAACGCATGGCGCAAATCCCGATCATCAGCGGAATTTACACCGATAACGGCCCGGACTTCCGGCAGTCCTATCCGGTCAACATGGAGCCTGTGCCTGTTGCCAACGGCATCAGCGGCGGCTATCTACGCCCTGCTGATGGTTTGATCGCACAGGGCACCGGCCCTGGAATTGATCGAGGCGGTATCAACTGGAATGGCCTGCTGTATCGGGTCATGGGCACGAAACTTGTGTCCATTAGCGATGCCAATGTTGTCACTGTAATCGGTGATGTTGGTGGCTCGACGGTTCTAGTCACAATGGACTATTCCTTCGACTACCTTGGCATTGTGTCTGGTGGGAATGTTTACTTCTATAACGGTACGACGCTGACTCAAGCCAGTTATCCTGCGCTCGTTGTGACGTTGGGGCCAATCATTGACTTTTGCTTTATCGACGGTCGATTCATGCTGACCGATGGGATTAGGCTATATGTCACAGATGTTGGTGATCCGTTCACCATTGGCCCGTTTGCTTACGCAGAACCAGTCGCAGACCCTGACCCTGTATCGTCACTGTTGCGCTTGCGAAACGAGGTTTATGCGGTCAATCGCAACACGATTGAAGTCTATGAATCGACTGGCACTGCTGTTCCGTTTCCGTTTTTAGTGATTGACGGAGCGCAAATTCAGAAAGGTTCTATCGGAGTTCAAGGAGCGTGCGTTTTTTCCGAGATGCTTGCGTTTGTTGGAAGCGGTAGGAACGAAGCGCCTGCGGTGTATCTCGGCTCTGCTGCTACAGCGCAAAAGATCAGTACGCAGGAAGTCGATGAGATTCTTGCGACCTACACAGAACAGCAGTTGTCTCTGATCAAGTTAGAGGCGAGAAACGACAAGTCGCAGCAGTTCCTGTATCTGCATCTGCCAGACCGCACGCTGGTCTACGATGCTGCGTCATCTGCTGCGTTGCAGCAACAGGTGTGGACTGTGCTGGTCAGCACGACTGATGGTTTTGCACAGTATCGCGCACGCAACTTTGTCTGGATTTACGACAAATGGACTTGCGGCGATCCTCAGTCCAGCACCTTCGGATACATGAATGACTCGATTTCGAGCCATTGGGGTCAGATTGTGCGATGGGAGTTCGGAACGGCCATCGTGTACAACGAGAGCAACGGCGCGATCTTTCATCAACTTGAGTTGGTTTCTCTAACGGGTCGCGTGGCCTTGGGTCAGAACCCTTGGATCAGCACCAGTTACTCATACGACGGTCAAACATGGAGCCAAGACAAGGCGATTCAGGTTGGCACTGTCGGACAGACGCAAAAGCGTTTGGTGTGGTTCCAGCAGGGTCACATGCGGAACTGGCGTGTGCAGCGGTTCCGTGGCGACAGTCAGGCGCATCTATCGTTTGCAAGACTTGAGGCTCGGCTGGAGCCTCTGGCGTACTGATGGCAACTTCTAACAGACTCAACCTGACGCGAGATGAACTTGCGTCATTCCTGAAGAATCATCACCAGATTCGTCAGTTCGAGCGACTGTTTGCTGATGTTGAGCCACTTGAGCCTACGACGCTTGATGATCTGGCTTTGACTGGCGATAACGCAGCACAAAAGGCTGTGCAGGCCATTGATGGGCTGGAGGCGCAGAAGCAGGAACTTGAGGTCACGGTGGCTGCGCTAGAGGCCAAGGTAAATCAGGCTGTTAGCGCGTTGTCGTCGATCAACGATCAGTTGTCGATGCTCATGCAGGCACCGCCCCCTCGTGAGTTCAAGCGGTCGCGCTACGGGTCGTTCTACGACACGACGACGCAGACGGCAGCGGCTATCAACACAGCCACAGCCATCACGTTCAATACGACCGATCTGAGTCATGGTGTTCGTATTGGCACGACGACATCTCATGTGATTGTGGATACGCCTGGGATTTATAATTTCCAGACATCCATTCAGTTGGATAGCACAGTCTCAACAGCCGAAGAGTTCTACTTGTGGTTTCGGCTGAACGGAGTTGATATAACGAACTCAGCATCGCAAGTCAGGACTCAGGGCAACAACGCCGAGATTTTTGTTGCTTTGAATTTCTTTTTTGACTTGAAGGATGATGACTACGTTGAACTGATGTATTCAGTCAGCAATACTGCGGTGCAATTGCTTGCCTCTGGCGCGGTGGCACCTCATCCTGGCATCCCGTCTGTCATTCTGACGGTCGCAAACAATATTCAAGGGGTTCAATAATGGCAGTCGTCGCAAAAGTTCTTGTTCCTCCGTTGCAGTTGGCAACGGCTGCGACCACTCAGTACACAGCAAGCAATGTCAAAGCAATCATTGACAAGGTGACTGTGACGAATACAAACACGGTGAATTGTTCGTTCAACGTTCACATTGTCACCAGTGGCGGATCTGCCAACAATGGCAATCTGGTCATTGATACCAAGACGGTCGTGCCGAATGAGACTTATCTGTGCCCTGAGTTGGTGGGTCAGGTGCTGGATTCTGGCGACTTCATCAGCACCTCGGCTAGTTTGGCAAATGCGCTGACATTTCGAGTCTCTGGAAGGGAGATCGCATAATGGAAGGCGCAAAGATGCCGGTAATGATGATCGGCGGCTTCAATGGGATTGAGGCTGAAGAACCGTTCATCACAGCCGCAGAGAACAAGAAGAACACGCAGGTCGTCATCAACAACTGGATGCTTGGGCCTGAGCAGCCGTCCAATGAGCCTGGGGCAAATAAGCCTTACTGGATGAAACTTGCCAAGGCGATGCAGGTTGATGAGGCTGAGGCTCGGCGTCGGCGCTGCTCGAACTGCGAGTATTACGACAACTCCACCAAGACGCAGGTTAA